ATCCATTTATAGTATTTTCGGCAAATGAAATTATAGAATTAACAACATTTTTAAATGCTCCACCTATGGCATTACCTATTGTAGTACCTATATTGGTAAACATATTTTTAATTGTATTCCAAATTCCTTGAAAGAAATTGCCAACATTACTAAATATACTTACAATTCCATTCCATGCAGCTTGAAAACTATTTCTAAAGAAGTTTCCAACACTAGCAAATATATTTTTAATACCATTCCAAATATTTTGGAAATATTGTTGCCATGTTCCTACAATACCTTGTATTGCGTCCCATGCTCCTTGAAAATCTCCACGGAATACTGCTGTTACAGCACTAAATATACCTTTTATCGTATCAAATATTGCTTGGAAGTACCCTGTTACTGCGTCCCATATAGTCTTAATAACAGTCCATGCAGTTTGAAAGAAGTTTCCTAATACTGTAGCAACTACACTAAACACAATTTTTATATTTTCCCATATAGTGCTAAAGTATAGTACTACCACGTCCCATACTGCTTTTATAACTTCCCATGCAACTTGGAAATATGTTCCTAATACTTGGGAAACAACAGAAAATACAGCCTTTATGCCTTCCCATAACGCTGCAAAATATGGTTGTACTATATCCCATATTGTTTTTATAAATTCCCATGCAGCTTGGAAAGCACCCATTAAAGATTCAATTACGGGTTGCAAACTTGCTTTTATTCCTTCCCATAAAGCTACAAAATATGGTTGTACTACGTCCCATACTGCTTTAATATTATTCCATACTGTCATTACAGCATTTTTTATTGCTTCAAATACACCCATTACTAGGTTTCTAAACCATTCGCACTTATTCCATAATATTATAATTGCTGCAATAATAGCAGTAATTACTAAAATTATAGGGTTTGCCGCTATAAAGCTAAACAAACCACTTGCAGCAGTTTTTATTGTTCCAAACATTGATACAATTTTCGGTCCGTATGTTAATATAGATCCTATTGAAGAAATTAATTTACCCACAAAAATTAATACAGGTCCGGAGTGCAGCAACTAAAGCTAATACTACTAATATTACTTTTTGTGCTGCTGGGCTTAAACTAGATAGCCAGTTTACAAACCTAGATAGACCATCGCATATTTTTTGTATTATTGGTAATAATATTTCTCCTAATTTGCTACACAATTCAGTTACAGTATTCTTTACTTGTTGTATTTTCGCTGCTGTTGTTTCATATCTTTTTGAAGATTCTGTAGTTAATGCGGAATTTTGAGCCCATGCGTCATTACTTATATTTACCATATCTGCCATAAGTTCAGACGCACCAGATAACCTTTTCATCGTATCTGTTTGCCTTAATGAAGTAACACCCAAATCATCTAATATAACATTTAAGTTTTCTCCACCAGTACTTGCGTCGCCCATTCCTTTTACAACTGCTTGAATAGCAGACATAGCGTCATTTTGCCATAAATTCTTAAAATCATTTACTGATAAACCAGCTACATTAGCCCATGTTTTTAATGTTTTAGAATTTAAAGCAACATCTTTGTCAATTTTGGTAATAACAGCAGATATTGCAGAGCCTCCTCCTTCTGCCTCTAAACCAACGCTTGAAAGTGAAGTTGCTAAGGCTAAAACTTGTTGCTCTGTTAAACCTACTTGTTTACCAGATGAGCCTATTCTTGTAGCCATATTTAAAATATCCGCTTCTGTTGTTGCAGCATTGTTACCTAAATCAACTAATGCAGCACCAAATCTATCTACAGTATTTATATCAGAGCCCATTACATTATATAATTGAGCTATGGCTGTAGCTGCTTCATCTGCGGATAAGTTTGTAGAATCTCCTAACCTTACCATTGTTTCGGTAAAGTCTAAGACATTTTCTGTTTTTACACCTAATTGTCCGGCAGCTTCTGCTACTGCTGCAATATCATTTGCACCACTTGCAGTAGCTTTTGACAAATTTAAAATACCTTGTCTTATTTCTTCTAATTCTTGATCAGTTCCATCTACTGTCTTTGTTACTCCAGTAAAGGCTGTTTCAAAGTCCATAGCAGTTTTAGTAATTCCTACTAAAGCAGCACTTGCAGCAGCACTAACTATTGTAAATTTTCTACCAACATTTTGTATAGAATCGCCCAAAGTTTGCATTTTACTTCCAACAGCTGCAACTTGTTGTGCACCAACAGAGCCAAAAGACTTAGCTTCTTTTTCTAAGTTCTTTAATTTTTGTTCAGTTGCTACAATTTCTCTTTGGAAATCTCTATCCTGTTGTTCTGTTATTTCGCCTTTGTCAAATTGCTCCTGTACTTGCTTTTGTGTAGATTTTAATATATTTAATTTTTCTCTACATTCTGCTATACTTTTGTTTAATAAGTCTTGTTTTTGTTTTAGTAGTGTAACATTAGTAGGATCCATTTTTAATAGCGTATTTACACCTTTTAGTTCATTTTGTAAACTTTTTGTTTTATCATTTACACTTTTTAAGGCGTTACCTAGCTTAGTGGTATCGCCTCCAATTTCTACAGTTATACCTTGTATTCTACTCGCCATTTATACCACCTACTAAAAAAATAAAAGAAACAAGTTTAGTTTTCTCGTTTCTTCAATTTTTCTCTTAATTTAATTCTATCTGGAGTAGTTTCTTCTAACCTTTTGGCATTTCTTAAATATTCTCTACCTTCGTCAGTTTGCGAACAATTATAAATAAATGCTTCCCTTAGAAAAAATAAATATTTTACAAAATCTAATTCTTCTACCTCTAGCATTGTTATTCTTAAATATTCTGCAACTCTTTTTTCCCCTATACTTTCTATAATATAACCTGTGTCCATATTATCGTCATCTTCTGGATAATATGGACATTTTAGTTTTTTTGGTTTTGTATGCTATTAACCCATTCAAAATAATTATTTAATAGATCCACAATTTCGTCTATGTCGTAATTATCTTCTACATTTTCAACAGAAACTTTAAAGTTTTGTTTGTTTTTGCTTAAAGCTAATGCTACAGCTTCTGTAAGGTTGTTTATATCTTTTTCCCCTAATTCTTCTGTATTTTTAACTTCACTTAATGCTGCTATCTTTTTCAAAACCTTTAATTTTGGTGGCTCTATATTTAATATTTTTCCATTCTTTAACTTTATATCAAAGTATCTTGTTTGTATTTTTGTCATATCATACATAATAATATTCCTCCTTTTACTTTTAAAGAGGGATGGCTTTCGTTATGCCACCCCTCTATTTTTTATCCTTCTTCTTCTATTTCTTCTTGTAATAAAATTAATGTACCTTCATTATCTGATGGTGCTGCTTCAAATTCAGCGTCAATAACAGTTTCTTTATCTTTAGCAAATGCCAAAGTAAAGCCTGCTGTATTTTTACCAACTACAGTAACACGTACATCTCCATCAACAGAATCTTTATGTACGAAATGAATAACATAGCTTTTATTATCGTTATTGTCAATTCCACCAATTTTTACAGTTCTTATACCGTTTTCAGTATCTTCTGTAACTCTACCAGTAGAAACTAATTTCTTTAATGTTTCTCCATTCCATGTCATAATACCAGATTTTAATTTTGCTTCTTCCTTAGTAATTATAGTTTTTTTAGCTTTTCCTAAGTCATCTTCTGCTGTATAAAATTCTGGTTTATATTCTAATTCAGCACCACCTTGTATATGTCCTGCTAAATTAGCGTCTGTTTCAATAACGTTATTTGCTGGAATTGCTCCAGAAAATTCTGTTATATATAAATTACCACTACCTAAAGTAATAGTTTGTTTAGTTCTTTTTCCCATTTTTAATTTCCTTCCTTTCTAACTTTTTCTAATATTGGATCTAAAACCCAGAATGTGCCATACATACCCTCAGAGTCTAGCCATTCTGTTTGCGAATCATAGGTATAATTATATTTTTCTAATAAATCATTTACTTTTTGTATATCTTCTAAATCACTATCTTTGTTTGTTTCGCTATATCGTTCAACAGTAATATTATGTTCAATAATATTATTAAGTAAATCTGCTCCCCTTGCTATTTTTCTGTCTTGATATAAGAAATATGGTATTTCTGGCGGTTTTAAATATCTTAATTCTTTTATTTTAA